ACCTTGATGGCAGAAGAAGAAGTTGATATTGACTTTGATATTCCCACTGACCTGGAACTGGCAGAACTCGCCGCCGCCTGTGTGATGTCAGGCGACGACGAAGACGATGAAGATGAAGTTCTCCCCTTTTAACCGTCTAACTCAATAAGCCGACTCAGGTACCACTGTGCTTTCTTCAGTGATTCTGTCCCGCCTTTATGCTTCTCACGCCACACATACTTGGCGCCCTTTTAAAGTTTCGATCCTGTGGCAGTTTGCACATAAAACTCGACACTTTTTTATTTCATCCATCAAGCTATCAAACGATACACTTGTGTATTTGGTTCCTATTGTAAAAGATTTTTCTAAAGGATTTAAATGATCAAAATCCAAAGCAATCGGATGATTTTTGTAACCACATAGTGTGCAGCCAGTTTTTAATTTGATCTGATCAATCAAATCCCTTCTTTCTTTTAAGGTATTTTTGTAGCAGTTATTTATGGCTATTTTTTCTTTTTTAAGCGCCCTCTGGTAGGCTTCTGGAGACAGCCAAAGTTCTTTGTAGTAACCCTTGCTTGTTACTTTTGTTTTTTGATAAGTTTTAAAGATAAAGCCGTCCTCTCTGATGTCTCCTTTTTTGAAAGGACGGCCATCGTTATTTAATCTTCGAAGGTCTGTATCAGGCGTTCCAGGTACCACTGACATTTTTTAAGATCTTCAACTGGCTTGCCTTTAAGCATACAACGCCAAAGATACTTTGTGCAGTTCCCACGTAGATAGCCTCGGAACTCTTCAACGGTTAATTGGGCTTCGATTGCTTCAATGCATTCGATTCCGCCATCGGTGTAATGCGATGGATGATTAACCAGATCCTCCTGAACTACAGGAGCTTCTTCTTTAACTGCCCAGGGAACAGGACAAACGCCCCCTGGACAATCACTAATCACGTCGTCCTCTATCGGCGCAAACCACGCCTCTTGAGCGACTCCTCCTTCATTTCCTCGTCCGGTCCCTCCAGCTCCAGCACCAGAGTCTTCGGCTTGGGCGACGCTCCCATTGCCATTCCCTCTTCCATTGACGGAATGTAGCCCGTTAGACCCGGTCTCTTCATACCTTCGATATTTAATGGATTCCTCTCCAACCCTTGTTCGCATGCAACTAATCCTCTGTTGTACATGTCATATAAGGGTACATCATTTTCCTCGTTAGCGAGAGGCTGGCCAAAGTCTTCTTCAAAGTCAAGACAACGGCACTTAACCTCATCTTGCACGAAGCTATCAAGAAAGCCAGCAGCACCGTGATACATGATATTTAAGGCTTGATTTATTCCTTTTACAATAATACTATGGCAAATTTCTTTGATCCCACCTACGATCCTCAGAAGGATTCAGCATCTTCTGCAGGTGAAGTTTCTGATCTAAATCCAGAACGTATTTACGATACAGATTTACGACGCATTGAAGAAGATAAGCGTGGCGATGTTGAAAACATCAACCAGAAGCAAGGCCAAGTTGCTAAGTACATGAAAGCAGCCAAGACTGCTGGTGCATACAAGACAAGAGCAGGTATTGCAGAACCAACGCTCCGTGGCAAAACTCCCAGGAACCCTGCAATCATTGATGTTTCAAGCTTTGGAACTCCCTTTGGAGGGACTGTATTGCCCTCCATGGGAGATTCCGTTGGACGTGCTGGAAGCACAAACTATGCCGATAAACCAAAGCAGTTCTTCGGCCAGTTTTAATTAAACTTGCGAGAAAACAACGTGTGCTGGCTGGTCTTGGTACTTGCCTTTCCGATCTTGGTAGCTGGTAACACAAGGGGCGCCACGATAGAAAAGCAATTGCGTGATCCCTTCATTTGCGTAGATGCGATTGAAGAGACCAGTGCAATTACTAATCTCAAGGGTAAGGTAACCTTCCCATCCGCTCTCCGCTGGCGTAATGTTCACCAGAATTCCAGAGCGTGCATACGTCGATTTTCCAACGGCAACAACAGTAACGTCCCGTGGGAGCTTTAAACGTTCTTGCGCCACACCAAGGCAATAACCATACGGAGGTAACAGGAAGTATTGACCACGTTCATCCTCCAACAGATCAGTTGGTTTCAGGATGTCAGGATCAAAATCCTTTGGATCACAGTCACCGGCTTGTACTTTGCCAAAAATCAAGCATTGCTTGGGTGACAACCGGATGTCGTAGCCGTAAGAACTAAGTCCATAGCTAAGAAGTTTACGATCATTTTCCGTGCTGACCAGATGGTCAACAAACGGCTCGATCATTTGATCTTCTTCTGCCAGCTTCTTAATTTCCCAGTCAGCTAAGACGCTCATAACCCTGATCAATCGCCTATCAGTATAGGGAATTCAGCAGAGAATACGGCCTTTTTCTGAGTAGATATCCAAGAATCGTTCAACTGCTTCAGCAGAAGAATCCATGGGCGGCAAGTAAACCAAAAGCGAAGTACAGGTCTTGTGTTTGTCAATGCCTTTACTGGTGTGTTTCAGTAAAGTTGGGGCAGTTTTTAAGATGCAAACCGGGAAATCAAAGATCTTCTGCTCATAACGAATCATGTCTGGGCAGTTGGAAAAGAAAAGACCCTGCTTAACTTCTCCTGCCATCCAGCTTCTGTACAGTTTTCGAAACCAGACAGCAGGAGAGGAGACCAAAGTTGGAGAGGATGAGCGTGTCATCTTCCAACGCTCATTCTTTTTATCCCAAAAGTACGCACCACTGGGCGGAAACAGGTAAACACTTCCGTACCACTGCTGGCAATTCAACCCATCATCCGATGGTGTGTAATATTCCTTGGCTTCAACGTACTCATTGGCAACCTTGGAACTGGCAACATCCAAGTCAATGCCTTGCAGCAGTCCATGAGCGGATGCCACAAGGTCATAATTGGTGATTAACTCCCGATCTTCGACGTGAGCACGAATATTCGGAAGACCCATCAGCTGTCGGTAACTTTGTTGTAATCGATTTCGCAGTAGCGCATGCCCTGCTTATCATTAATCAAGTAACCAGCCTTTTCCTGAGGATCAATCTTCTGCGCAGCCTGGAGGATACGGCGTAAAGTCTCTGCCATGTCACCGTCATTATCCCGCTCACACTCCTCTTGAGCCGCGTTGATTTCTTTGAGAGTCAGAAAGAACATAGAACGAGCCATGTTTTCTGGCTGGAATACCATCACGCCAGGACCTTCATGCTCCCACATCTGGCAATAGTGCTTACCCATGTCTCCAAGGATTAAGCGCACTGTTGCATCCAGCATTTTTGCTTTTGTTTCGTCAAGTTCAGGGCCGATGACAGAAGCAATGAGCTTTTCACGACGATTCATGGTTTTAAAAGTCCTTGCCGCGCTAACGATTCAATTAGTTTATCGGTTGGTTGATATAAAACGACCATTTTCCCCAGAACTCCACGTCGTTTAGCCAGTTTTCCATCCGCATCACGGACCTTGTCAAGCTCACCAGAACGTATTAGGTACTCAGCAACGCACCGTAACCGTCTTTTCAAGGGAAGTTCTGCTTGTGGAAATTTGCCGCATATGGTATCTGCTTGCATATCCTGGAAAGCAAGCCTAAGTCTGTTGGCTAGCGTCATACCAGAATTTGCATCCTCCTCCTCGTAATCTTTTAAATTCTTTAGATATCGCTGCAGACACCCATCGTCAAAGGATCCTTCTGGAGGAATGAACATCTCCAGTTGCCAAGAAATTGATAGCGGAAGCAACTCTCGATAATTCTCGATTGTTACATCTTCAATTTCAAATCCTTTGAAGCGATGGGCCATGCTTACAGCGAATCAAAGGACGTAGATTCATACATGTTTGATTTGGGTTTGCGGTAGTCAGCAAGAGTGAGTTCTGGGTTTTTGGCAAAAGAACGCACCAAGCTATTCCAAGGAATCCGAATGACTGCTTTTTTATTTGGATTTGGGGAAGCATTAACGTAATGAATGCCTTCCACCCAGCCTTTATCAGGTGCCTTACGACCAATTGCCATCCAGTTTCGTAAGGTTTGATCAGAAACGCTCAGTCTCCTGGCGCACTCTTCAGTTGAGATGTATTCGTCGGCATAGGCTTCAGGGTTGAGAACGTCCGTTTCTCCGTTTTCGTAACGGCTGTGCCACATGGAAGAAAGCACGTTTTTAATCCCCCTTAATTCTGACGCAATATCTTCCAAACCCTTTCGAATCCCGTAAGCCATAACGTCAATTCTTTTGGTTAGATGCTAACGTGTGGGAAAACGTTTTTGCAACGATGGACGAGCAGGTTTCCCCCAGCCAACCGCCTGCAATGGCACAAATCACTCCAGAACAGTTGGAGGCAATGAAGGCACGTGCCAGAGAACTTGCACTTCAACAAACAATTATTCAACAAGCGGCTGTACCTAGAGAACAACCTCAAGTTGTTTATGTTCGTCGCAACTTAACAGTTGCAGAAATTTTGCTGGTATTAGCAATTTCTTGTGGAATTGTAACAGGAATCCAAGGGGCATGGCATCTTGCAACTAATGTCTTACCGCGAATTGAAATCAAGGTTCGCTAGACAAACAGTTTTATAATTAAAGGTAAGGATATGGCGTAAATGTAGGTGGCAAATCGCAGAATCAGCGAATTCCCTGCGATTAGCGGGATTGACGTTAACGAACAGGATCTGCTGACGCTTGTCCACGTCTTTGAGGTGGACCCGACGCTTCGTAATAAGAAGATTACCTTTACGGAGTTTAGGAATTATTTAGATAAATATTACGTAAATATTACAGGTGAGGTTATTGCTGGTGATGTCACGATTACTGGCAATCTCACTGTTAGTGGCGCATCCTTTTTAAATACTGTTACCAGTACTGGCCTCGCAACCTTCAGTGGTGTTGTTGTTCAAAACAACCTGACCACCACTGGAACCATCAGCGGCACCGTCATCACTGGCAACACTGCTGGCTTTACGACAGTTACCGGTACAACCATTACCGGAACAACGATTCTTGCCACCAGTGTCACTGGTGTTAGTGGTGTCTTTACAACTCAACTTAGTGGTGCAACAGTTACCGGTATTAATTCTAACTTTGTTACCGGTACGTTTGGCACCTTAATTGCAGGTAGCCATACCACCACTGGAGATCAAACAATCAGTGGAAACCTCCGCGTTAGTGGCTCGGGTTTCTTTGCATCTGGCATCAGTGTCACCGGCACCGTTAGCGGCCAGACGATCACGGGCACTTCGGTTCAAGCCACAAACATCACCGGTGTAAATGTTGTCGGCACCACAACTGTTTCTGGCGCAACCGTTACTGGAGACTTTGTTAAAGCAACAACCGTCACGGGAGTTAGCGGAGTCTTTACGTCCCAGCTCTCGGGTGCCACCATTACTGGTGATACGGTCAAGGTTTCGACCATTACTGGTGTAAGCGGTGTCTTCACCACAAACTTGTCCGGCGCAACAGTCACCGGTACAAACTCCAACTTCACCACT